TTGATGCGGAGGAACTTGCGGTATGAGTCAATCGTGTCGTCAAGATAAATCTGCACTGGGAACCCTTTCCTGTTGTGTATTGGCCCCGTCTCGTGGGGCATCCCGGCTGCGTTACCCGTTGGAGTCAAGCCGCAGCTGCGGCAGTTACTCGCCACCGATCCGCTGGGCGGCCAATGGTGCCTTGGATCGCAGCACCTACGGCAATGGCGTGCCGGTCGCTAAGTCCCTTCTCGATCTGCGTGGAAAATCTGCTCGTCTGTCATCCTGTGCGTGCGAGTCCCGAGCGGTGCCCGCAACGGCGGCAGGTTTTGCCACCGTTCCGATGCCGCTCGTCGTTCTGCCTCTTCCGCCTGGTACTGCGGGCTGTTGACTTCCTCGATGTCACGGTCAAGCCGGTCAATCAGTTGCCTGTGCCTGCGGTTCGCCGTCAGCCGGTCCTCGTCAGGTTCGTAGTCGTCCATGACTGTGCCTTTCCTCAGAACGGGATGTCATCGGCACCAGCCGCAGCCTTGAACGTCGCCGCAGCCTTCTGCGGGAGCGTCTGACGCTTGGGTGCTGCCGGCTTGGCGACCAGCGGCACGTACTTCTTCACCACCGCCGACACGTTGCCAGACTTGGACGTGTAGTGAACGACCTCGACCGTCACTTCCCGTCCTTCGATGTCGCTGGGCACGACACGCAGCGTGTTGCCATCCGGCACGATGCCGAGAGCGTCGGCCAACTGCTTCGCCATCCACGGCAGATGCTTCGGCAAGTCGTGGAAGACGAACTTGTGGTTGCCGACAGCCAGCCGCAGCTTCAGGCAGATGCCGTCAGGGTTGCTGGTCTCGTCCACCTTCCACTGATTCGGGCCTTCCTCGGCCTTCTTGATTACCGCCGTGTGCGTGCCGACCGGCACGATGGTTCGCTCCTCGGGCAGCGTCTTGTGAACGTCAGCCGGGAAGTCCTCGTCGATGTTCATGTCCCAATCCATGAGCCTGCGTCCTTTCGCTTAGAGAGTGAGTCCGTTCCGCTTGTCCGTGATCGCTGCCGCCAGTTCCGTCGCTGTCGCCTGCGAGATCCGCCCCTCGGTCAACCGCTGGGCAATCCGCTGGTTCAGTCTGTCGAGCACGTCAACGCTGGTGGCGTCGCTGATCGCCTTCCTCGCACCGTCGATGACCGTCTGATCCTCGAGCGGCTTGCCGCCAGAGAGCCACTCGGCGATCCGCTCGCCGGTCTGGACGTTGATGGGCTTGGGATCGCCAGCGAACAGGCCCGTGCGGTCCTTGCTGACCGTCGCGTAGTGCCCGTCATGGATCAGGTCCAGGACGGTGGTGAACTCAAACTCCAGCCCGTCGCGGGCTTCCAGCTTCATCCCGAGTTTCGCCACCTTCTTCTTGCCGTGGTCGTCCACTTGGGCAGTCTCGGTCTTGCTGCGACCAGAGCAGATGACGTGGGCAGGCGACCGCAACAACTTGTCCACGAACGCCCGCCAGCGTGGCGTGATGACGCTGAACGCCGACCACGTATTGCCACGAAACTGAGCCTTCGCAACGTCTTCGAGAAGCTCCAGGCATCCGCCCGAGCCGCTCCAGCAGTGCGTGACGCTGTCCACGATGATGACTTCGTAGCCAGCTTCTTCGGCTGCGGTGATCGCCTCGATGTACCGCTCTGGCGTGAACGGCGGGCGAAGGTCGATCACGTCGAAGTCGTGCAGGTGCTCGTAGAGATCGCTGCTGCCTTCCTCCGTGTCGATCACCATCGTCCTGCCGCCAAGCCCCTTGGCGATTTGCAGAGCGCCCCAAGTCTTTCCCGAGCCGCTCGGGCCTGTGAGAAGCAGCCGCAGCTTGGTTGCCGACCGCTTCGCCTTTCTGATCTGTACCGTCATGTCCGTGTCCTTTCGTGTCTGTCCGTCCTGAAAAAGCCGCTTTCGCATCCTGCTAGGCGGCACGTATTTGCGTCCTTGCTGCTCCGGTTCCACCGGCTCCTTTCCGCCCGCCTGCGTCCTGCTGGCGAGCGTTCCTTGTGCGTTCAGTGCGTGATGTCCTTGGCCGGCACGGCGAGCCATGCGCCGCCGACGTCGATGGTCAGGCGGTCGCCGTCGATCCACTCGACGTGTCCAGACCACCTTCGCCCAGCCGACAAGCCAGAGACGAAGTCGCCTACGGCGGGCGTCTGCTGCGTGCCGTAGGTCTCGGTCATGCCGGCGACGGCGGCGGCGTATTCGTTTGAGTGAGCGTCCATGTGGGTCATCTCCTTTGGTTGTGGGGTGGAAGTGTACGGCTGAACAGTCGTCGGTCAAGCGTCCGAAAGTGCTGCAAAACAAGCTGTGGAGCGGTTTGTGTTTGTTGGAAATCTGTATAGTATTTGCTAACGACTGCGTTAGTTGCGACGAGCAAGATAACGCCTGCGTTAGTTCTGTCAACGGAGAATGCTTAGGGCTGCGTCAGCAAGGTTGATTGCCGAACGTCCGAACTGGCGAAGCCGACCGGGCGGCTCCATCTGCGGCGGCATCTGCTGGGCAACGACCTGCGGCGCGAGAGCCTGGCGGTGTGCGATGTCGATGGCGGCGATCTCGAATCGCGTCTCGACCAGCAACTCGGCACCGATGGTCATGCAGGCGATGACGAGAGCGGCTTTGAGTGTGTCGCGGAGCATGGCGGAATCCTTTCCGTGTGTTGCCCGCCGGCCCAGTTGCCGGCGGGCGTGGTGGTGTCAGAGAGCGGCGATGAACGCTTGACTGACTCCGCTGATGTTCATCGTGAAGCAGCCGTGCAGCATGGCCGAGTAGCCACCGACGCCCGAGCCGTCCGTGCCCCAGATGCTGCCGCCTCGGGCCGCGACCAGCGACAGGATGCCGTAATACTCGCCGTCCAGCTTGACGAACTCGTCGCGGCTGTTGGGCGTGAAGTGCTTGGTGATCGTGACGACGTTTTCACGGCTGCTGATCTTCCAACCAGCCTCGCGGGCTGCGGCGGCGAACTTGGCGGCGGCGGTCTTGGTCGAGGTCTTCATCGTTTCGTCTCCGGTTCGTCGTCCGCGAGTCTCAATCGCTCGCATGGCACCATACTAGCGTTATCGTTAGTTGCTTGCAAGGGGGGTGAGGAATTTTTTTCGGAATTCCTGAAAAGCCCCTATTTCTTGCGGGTTTTCCGCTTTTTCGGGGTCGCTGGCTTGGCGTCCCGCCTGCCGACAGACCGGGTCGTCAGGGAGCTTTTGAGCGTCTCGACGTCGGTCTTGTGGATCAGCCAGGCTCGCTCGCCAGCCTTCCAGCCTTTTAGCCGACCGTCACCAAGCAGCAGGCGCACCCATCCATCGGTGCAGCCAGCTTGCTTTGCTGCCTCCGAGACGGTGAGCCACGATTCGTCGGGTGATGCCACAACCATGCCCCGATACTAACGGCTGCGTTAGCCGAGTCAAGCGTTTCCCGCCTAAAAACCGCCCAATTTGCCCGAGGCACCGTCACGGCTCTACCTTTGTTTGGGTGTACAAAACTCAAATAACCCAAACTCAAGTGGAGGATAGCTCGTTTGGGTTCTGTACATTAGTATACGTCAACTCAGTAACCTCACGCGATGGAGAATCGAAATGACCAGAATACTACGGGACATCTACGAAAACGAGTACGCAGTGCTGCGGGCACATTCCGACCAGTGCAGGCGGCAATACCGTCTGACGTTTGCCCGCTGGGCAGACCAACTGAAAACGGAGCCGACAACCGAGCACCTCGACCCGCTGGTGGTTCAGACCTACGTTGCCAGCCGGCGAGCCGTGCGGTCAGCCGCCACGGCCAGAAAGGACCGAAACCAGATTTCTGCCCTGTGGTCCTACTGTGCCAAGCGAAGATACGTGGACCAGTTCCCGACGCTGGCCCAGATACGGGCACCAGGACGCATACCGCGAGGCTACACGGTCGATGAGGTCTCAGCCCTCTTGCGGCAGGCTTTGCAGCGACGGCCCCGTATAAAGCCTACCACGCTGCCGCCGCACCTTTTCTTTCCGCCGCTGATCCGGTCATGCTGGGAGACCGCCGAGCGGATCGGCTCGCATCTGGCACTCCGCTGGCGTGACGTGGACACGACGCAGCGAATCGTCATCTTCCCAGCCGAGGGTCGGAAAGGTGCGACCCGCGACATCCTGCGGACGATCTCAGAGGAGCAGTGCAAGTGGCTGGAGCAGATCCGAGGCAAGCCTGACGATCTCGTCTGGCCGTGGACGGCTGACAAAAGCACCTTGTGGCACCACTTCGGGCTGCTTTGCAAGCGGGCAAGCGTCACGAACCGTGGCTTCCACGGGCTGCGTAAGTCAGCGGCCAGCTACATGGCACTTGCCGGCGGTGACGCGGCAGCAACCCAGCTGCTTGATCATTCCAATCCTGCCATCACAAAAGCCCACTACATCGACGTAACCATTGCCAAGCCGAAACAGACGGCGATTGACCTGCTGCCACCGCTTGACCTGACGACGCCAAAGCCGCCGGCCAGCGAGCAGCCGCCAGAGAAGCCCGCCGACGCCCCGCCTGCGAGCGACGAAAAGCCACCAGAAAACAACGCTACTTGACGCCCGTGGCACACTACCCATGACGTCGCCCGGCTGGCCGGCAGCGGACTGATAAACCGTGTCGCCCACCCAGCCGGGTGGCGTTCCACTTTCTGGAATCTGGAATGCCACACGTCATCCTTCGCTTCCGTTTGCCCGAAGAGCAGGCCGAGTTCACCGCTGCCATGCAGGGCGCTGACGCCAAATCTGCGATCTGGCAGGTTGACCAGTATTGCCGTGGCGTGCTCAAGCACGGCGAGCCGTCAGCGGAAACGCGACGGCACTTGGAGGAGATCCGCGAGACGCTGCGAGAAAGGCCAGGACTGCTTGATGACTGACATCGTCAAACGACTTCAAACGTGGTGCCACGCCGTAGATGCGGAGTCTGCACAGGATTTGATGGACGAGGCCGCCGATGAGATAGAGCGCCTTCGCAAAGCCATCCGCCGCCTCGCCGACCAAGACGCAACGCTCTCTGTGCAGGGCGGCAACGTGACGGTGACGCTTGACGCCACGCTCACCGACGAGGAGCGGGAGGCGATTGCCGTTGCGATTGTGGGTTCGCTTCCGGGTCGCGCCGCAACGCTCCGCTCGCTGCTGGAGCGACTTTCATGAACCGTGGCGTCTGCCAGAGGTGTGCAGGCCGATGGGCGCGGTGCTGGATGTGCCAAGCGGGCGCGATACAATCGCTGCCAAAGAGGACAGAATGAGCAACGAACAAATCCCCGTGATAGGCGGCCCGCTAGACGGGCAGACAGCAAGACTGCGATTGTCTGGGAGTCGGCTGTTAGTGCCTGACTCCTCAGACATCATTCATGGAATCAAAGACGGAGAGCCTTACACGCTCTTTGGGCAGCACATTTACGAAGTGAAGTGCTACGTCAATGACGGCCGAAACTTCTATCGGTATGAGCACGTTGGCTATAGTCCGCCAATAGTGCCGAATGCGGACTGACGCCACGCTCCGCTCGCTGTTGACTCGCCTAGCCGTCAAATAGATGCAGCTTCGCCGCCTGCCTTTGCGCCATCGCTTCCACCCTGGCTGGCTTTCCCGGCTCTGACGGCAACCTATCCGGCGGCGTCATAAAAACTTCAATGTCCTCGGCCAGCTGCGACGCCCGGTATTCAACCTCACGCACCGTGTCGAGCACTAGCGTGTGATCACCCGCCTTGGCACGGTCTCGCAACTCGCCTTGCCCGCCTTTGCGTGGATCGTAGAGCAGTTCGATCGTCCAAGTGATGCGGGCACCGACGCGAGCGAGTTGCGTCAACCACTTCCGCAGCTGCGGCGAGAGCCTTTCGGGCATACGCCTCTTCTTGCCCTTCGCCGGTGGCAATTCGTCGTCGCTAAGAAGTGAACGCTGTACCTCGCCCATGCGGTGAGTGTTGCACAGACGTCAAGTCTTCCGGGCTTCTCTGCACGCCTGACGCATCCATGTGCGGTTTGCCATGCTCTCGAACCACAGGCGTGCGAACGATTCCACGGCGTCAGTGCCGACATCGCCGTAGAGTTTCTGCAACTCTGGCGAATCGCCCCACATGGCTTCGACGTCTTCTCGCACCTTGGCGATCAAGACCTTGGCGTCACGCACTGCTGCCATCTCGCTTTCTGGCTGCGCCCTAGCGAGCTTCGTCCAGTGCTCGCAGTTCCAGCAGCGACAGACGGCGTCCACGAACTCATCGAACGCACGCCCAGCCTTGACGGCTCGCGGGCCGACCTCTTCTCTGAGCCGGCCACGCAGGTGCGCCAGCATCCCAGCCGGCGCGTCACTCACCGTCACCTCTTGCCCGCAGGCGTAGTAGGTGCAGCAGGCGTGAGCGACGCGCCGGGGGAGGCTTTGCACTTGCACGACGCCGGGCACGGGCACGGCGTCCGGTGCCCGTCTCCATGGGCGATGTAGCCACGCCCGCCGCAGTCCGTGCAGCAGCCCGGTTTAGGCTCTGGCTTCGGTTCTGGAGCCTTGTCCGGTGCCGTGGCGGCATAGGCCACTGAGACCGCCGCCGAGGCTCTAGGAGCCTCTTGGTCGATCTGTGCGGGATCAGCCGACAGAGCGGCGAGAACTGACAGGATGTATTTCCACATGGCTACCATCCTTGCCCGTGATTGAGGACGCGGTGCCCATCGGCATCGACGCGAGCATGCACGACGTACGCCTGCTCTGGCGGCGCTGGCTCGACAAACATCATCGTCCAGAGTCCAAGGCGGGCGAGCCGCTGAATCAGTCGCAACACCGGGCGGCTCGGCTCGGGCTTCACTGGGCTGTAGTCCGATGTCGCTGCCCACCACGTCAGCATCACGGCGACCAGGCCCACGACGACGGCGGATTGAATCTCTCGTTTGGTCATCGGTCCACGCTCCACAACGAGTACAGGAACATCACGACGCAGGCACCGATCACGCTTCCGATAAGCCCGGCAGGAGCGTCGCCAAACGGCAGGCCGCCCGCGAGCGAACCGATGATGCCGAGTCCGATGGTGGGCACCCAGCCCTCGGGACAGCGTCCCGGCATCAGCCACTTGGCGATGCCGCCAGCGACGGCACCGAATGCGAGCCACAAGAGCAACGACATAAGCACTCCTAGAGTCCGAGGTGATATACGTCTGCAATGAGCCGAGCGGGTGACGGCTTGCGGGCTGTCTTCTCAGGCGGCGCAGGTGCGAGCCATCCGCCGTGGTCAAGGTCTCTGTACTTGAAGCCATCGGTATCACCGATAGCCCATGCGTCTTCGAGCATCCGCTCCACGACGCTGCGGCGTGCCCAGAACGAGCCATCAGGCTGATCGGATGGAAACTTGTTCTCTTTTGGACCGACCCAGTTTGGCCCCCAGCTATTCAAAATGAGGCACAGGTCGTCAGGTGCGCCGTTCTTTCGATGGCGAATTCCTACGGCACACATTTGATGTTGCCACACCCCAGACGCTTCGCAGATGCCCTGCTTGTCGCGCGTCGAAGTGAATCCCTGAGATGACGCCAGCGTCACGGGATAGCCCGACTCCAGTGCTGCTGCAAGTTCAGCCCACGAGCGGACGGCGACAACGTGACGCAGCGGATGCTTCTTCGCCTCGGCGTCTAGCCTGCCGTTGTCGTTCTGCCCGCCGCAGCCGTACGCGCCATACTGCTTCGCACGCTCGCCGGAATACTCCGTGAGATCCGCAGACGGATACTTCTGGCGATAGACCACGCCAAACTCACGCAAGAACTTTGCGGCACCGAATCCCGTGGCACCGTCTGAGAATCCACCGTAAGGCTGGGCACCGTCGCCCGGCTTGCCTCTCGCTTCGACACGAGCACCGCCGTACAACGCTTCCGTCGCCGGCATCAGCGGCGGCTCTGGAAGTTTGCCAAGCGAAAATGAGACAGCCTCAGAAATCGCTACCGCATGAGCTGCTCCCCAGCTGACACAATCGCCGATTTGTTGCCTGCCAACTACAAACGGCTTTCCGTAGCGTGCTCGATGTGCCGCATCCAGTTGCCGATACAGAAAGACATCGACGCCTTTGGCTTCCTTCATCGCCTCGGCACCCGCCTGGCTGAAGAATTTCTCGTCACCAAGCGTGGCGAGAAACTGCCGCGTACCCTCTGGGTCTGGCGTATATCCGAACTGCCCGTCAATCCGTGCGACAACGCGGTGCGTGGCACGCTCCACGAGCGCACCCAAAATCGCCATGACGATGACGAATCCGACAGCACCGATAGACCAGCGGTTAGCGCGTGACATCGGCGGCAGCCCTCGACAGGTCACGGAGTGCCGACACCCACGCCGCTCGGCTCTCTGGCGTCACAGGACCGCCAGATGAGCCCACAGCGTCGTCTAAGAACTTATGGATGGCTTCTTTGGCGTGCGGCTGCCGGGCACCAATCGACTCGCCACGGCATCGCATCTCACGGGCTGCGATCCTCAACTCGTCAAACGCCACGCCCGTCTTAAGCCGCTGGTCGTGTTGCCCGTCCCACTCAATGCACGACGCCAACTCATCGCACAGAGCGGAGAGCGTCGCCGCATCAGCTGCGGCAGTCGGGCCGATGAACTTGCCACGCAGCGTGAACGCATCCGGCGGCACCGGGACAGGTGAGGGTGCAGGTGCTTGCCGCTGCGGCGCGAACGCAATCGCCGCAGCCACGAGCAACGCCACCGCTGCGACGTGCTTGCCGTCAAACGTCGGCCACTTCGCCGTGGCAATGCACGCTTTGAACTTCTCTGCGATCTGCTGCCCAGCGAGAGCATAGACCGCGACGGCAACAAGCAGTGCTGTAATCACGGCTTCCTCAGTAGGGGCAGGAGAATCTCGATAGTCCCGGCAGCGATAGCGATGACGAGTGCGCGAGCGGCTGGCCTGACGAAGTACCAAAACGGGTACATGGCGACCGGCACGCACAGCACGGCGACCGAGTCGAAAAGCACGCCGACAGCCTCAAGCACGATGGCTCGCTTCTCCTCGCCCGTCAGCGTTTTCGTTGTGTCGAGCGTCTCGACAGTCAGCCGCACGAGAGCGGCGACGAGACAGCCGAACTCTGTGAGCGTCAGCCCGTCTTTCGCAGCAACCTTGGCGGTGACGAGAAACGCCGACACCTTCTGCGAGATGTCATTGAGCGGCGCAGCGGCAGCAAGTGGAGCGTCGGCAACCATGCCGCCAGAGTAGGCGGGATGGGTGGTGAGTCAGACCGGGTCTGACTGCCCCTCTCGGTACAGCACCAGAGCAATGGCGGAATAACAGGCAATATCCTTCAGCGTGTCTTCGATGCCGTCGAACTCGCATTTCCCACGGCGGAAGAACGCCTTGAGCCGGTGCATCTTGTCGCTGATCCGCAGGATACAGCCAGCCCACGCCGGCATATTCACGACGTCGGCACTCTGCCGGATGTTGCTCAGTGCGTCCTCGTCAACGCCGTAGTCAAGAGTCTTGGCGAGGTGCAGGGTTTTCAGTTCCTCAAGGATGGCGAGGAACTCCCGCGAGCCGGGACGGATGTCGTCCTGCTTGGCAATGATGCTGTCACCTGTCCAGCGGATGTCGTCCGGTGCCGCTTCCATCTCTCGCTGCCCTTGCAGAATCCAATCGACCGGCACAGTTTCCTCGCGCTCGGCGGCGTATTTCTCGGCGCTCGCCTTCGTGATGTCCTTCCAGCGGCTCGCCACTTCGTCAGTCGTCGTTGTGGTCGTGTGGCACCTCACGCCTTCGCAGCATGAGCCAGCTAGCCTTTCCTCCACTGCTGCCCGCAGCATGGCGTTTGATTCCTCAAGCGTTGCGATTGCTTCTTGCATGCGTTTCCTTTCGAGAAGAAGTCTGGCGACGTCTGCCGCCAATGATCCTGCGGTGCCGGTCCACTGCCCTTGATAGCGATACGCTCGCTGGCGTGCGTCGGCTAGATACTCGTCAGATAGGTCGTAGTCCATCAGTCAAGCCTCGGGCCTGCGACGTGCATGGATGCCAGACCGCCGCCGTGGCGATACAGAAACGTCTCCATTGCCTGACGGCTCCCGATCCAACCGTTGATGGCGTGGTAATCGTCTGGCGGATTCAGCGCCGGTGCGGTTCGCACGATGACGCCGTCAAGCGTGTCTATCGGCTTGTTGTTCGCAGCCGCCTGGTGGTGCAGGTGCCCAGTGTGCCACTCGCGGTAGACGCTCTGGCTCCACGCCTTCGGCTGCTCCAGTGCCATGATCTGCGGCAGCTTCGGTTTCGCCTTGTGCCCGTGCGTGAATCCGATGAGGTTGCCGCCGTGCGAAAGATACTGCCGCCCCTTGAACTCGCCGCACACCTTCACAGACCGAGATCCTCGAAAGCGTTCCTGCAAGATTCTCTGGAACGTCCACGTCATGACTTCGTCGTGGTTGCCGTTCACAATCACGACGTCGGTAGGCACCGTCTCAGCGGACTGCTGCACCAGAGACAAGAGCGTGTCGCAGCCGACTTCGATCATTTTCTGAAGCCGCCCGTCACGCTCTAGCGGCGTGCCGCCGGTAGTCGTGCCGGCGGGCGTGTCGTAGTGAAACAGGTCTCCCAAGAAGGCGACCGTGCGTCTGGCTGGCTTGCTGTCGTCGCCAACCGCCAGCAGTTCACTCGCAGCGTCACCAACAAGCCGGGCGGCAATATCCAAGTCGTAATCGCCGCCACCGGCTGTCTTGTCCCAGCAGTATTTTCCGAAGTGCGTGTCTGCCACCACGAGCACCTGCCAGAGTCCTTCCCGCTTTGGTGCCTTGGCAGTCTTGGCCAAAGGCTTGCGGATGTCTTTCCTTGCAGCGCCGATCATCGCCTCGACAACCTCGCGGGTCGTCGGCCCGCCCTTCGGCTTGAGCCTTACGAACACGCGATGCAGTTCAATGCTTCCGCCTTCGCCGTCGCCACATTCCCACTTGGTCGCTTCGCTGGATGCGATTTCAAAACGGCTCATGTCCGCTTCGATGTGCTTCAGCAGATCCTCGACGGTCTTGATGCGTCGGCTTGTGGATCGCGCCTCAAGCGTGTCGCCCGACTGCGACTGCGTCACTTGCTCGGCGTCTGCTGCTGGCTTCGGCGGCGGCAACTTTGCCTTGATCTTGTCCGCTATTTTCGCAGCCATTCGGAAAGCTCCTTCTCGGAGATGATGTGCCACCCAGCCGCAGCCGCCTCTTCCCGCAGTGCCCGTGCCACTGATGCCGCAGATGCGGCACCGTAGCCGCCTGCCTGGAACCGCGTGCGGATCTCCTGCACGCCCGCCTGGTCGTCATCGCTAAGGCGATCAATCCACGTCGCAGGCTTTGCGGGCTTCACCCTCTCAGCCACGGCGTCGGCTAGCGCGACGCTTTTTCGGCTTTTCGTCTTCACGCTGCTCCCCCTTCTGCTCAAGGTGAATCCACCCATCATCGTCAGGGATGCCGCCGCCGACGTGCTCTTCGTCGTCGTCAAGCTCTGGCGGCAGAATCACCGCCTCGGGCTGCGTCTTTGGCTTGGTGCGTCCCATGCCACTAGGGTGGCAGGCGTGTCAAGCGTTACGCCTGGCGTTGCTGATCGCCCGCCGCACGAGCATCCTGCCCGCCACGTCAAAGAATGGCAGGCCGCGAGCCTCGGCCTCCGCTCGCATGACGGCGACCACCTCGTCAATGCGTTCCGGCTTGCTGGCCTCGTCGCAGCCCCACTGATCCATCTGCTGCTGCTTCGCGCGGCACTGGCACGTTGGCGTTGGCTCAATGCCGAATCGCTTCAAGAGCTTGGAAAGCTCGGTGCCGGGGCCGCTCGCCGGAGTCGGTGCTGGCTCGGGTAGCCGTGACACTCGCGGATACGCCGGATGGTCAACGTCAATTGTCCACTCGTCGCCGTCCTGTGCGACCACGCACGGCATGACCTCGTCGAGCGTGTAGCCACGCTCGGTGCAACGGGACTCAAGGTTGGAGCGGTGGCAGGTGATCATGGGAGCGGGTTAAAAGACACGGTTATAGAACCACCCCTCGCCGCAAATCCGTAGCTGCCGCCACCGCTTATCTGTAGCGGTGCCACGGACTGCAAATCAACTATTAATCCGCCGCCTGACGAAACAGTTCCAACTGCGTCACTGCACGACTCGTAAACGCACACTGCGCCGCCAGTAAAACCAACATTTCCGGGCGTCAATCCGGTTCGATCGCACGCCGTTTGTGCAGCGGCTCCAGTAGTTCGAATCGTTACTTGCACTGAAAACCGCACGTCATTACCAACCGTGAAAAACACCAGTACGACTTGGACAGATGCGCCACCTTGCGATGAATAGTTGCCAAGAAACGAGCATTTAGGCGTTGCCCCGGTAACGCTACACACCAAAGAGTTCAAGTAGCTATTGTTTTTTGAAAGGGAACCAGAGCCAGAAGCCGAAACGGAGTACGACGCATCAGGGCATACGTTGGCGTTAAACGCAGATTGGTAGAAACCTGATGCTGTGCCAGTAGTGCCAATCGAAATGCTAGTTACGTCACAGAGGTCGCACGGATTCGGCGTACACGTCGTCCCCACACCCTTGAAAGAAGGCGCGTTCGCCTGCGGTCTGTCGCCAGGCGAGCAAATTGAATTATCTGGCGTGGCTGCATCCGCACTACATCCGTAGCACGGCCGCCACACCCCACCACGGGCGGCGCACTCTGATTCAGTTCCGCCACGGCATCGCGGGCCAGTTACACCATTTACCGTCATCGTGTCAGGTCCACAACACGAATTACTACGGCACTTGCACTGACACTGCGGCTTGACGCTGCACGACGTGCCCTCGCAGCAAGCGCCCTCTTGGCAGGCTTGCAGGCAGTCGGCCTGCGTAGCGTATGAAGTGCGACCCGTGGTCGTGACGCCAGATGGCAGCGAGGTTGATTGGTAGCAGGGCATGGCTCTAACTCAGCGTGATGACTACAGACACATTCTGCTGCCCAGTGCGGGATACAACGCTAGTAATCTCTGAGCCGTACTTTTCGTCAGAGCCACGCCTAGCAGCCAGCATTCCGTATGAGTTAGCCGAACTGCCGAACTGTGCTAGTTGCTGGTCAACGAGGCTCTTGTTTGCTTCCCACACTCGCGAGTAGGGCAAAGACTGCGGAAATTCAGTACACAGCGGCCACGAATGCCGCTCATACAGCCCATAGCCGACAGTGTACGAACCAGGACCGCTACAAGTTAGTTCTTGCAACGAACGAAACTGCGTCTCTGAGTGAAAATACATAACTGGAAACGGCAGGATGGTCATCACGTTTGGGTAAATGCTTGAGTTCGCATTTAAGGTCACAGAAAGCGTCTGCGTCCCGCAGCCTGCCGGAAAGCCGGAATATGTAGTTTCCCAGCGAGACATTGCTGGGCTTTGAGTAGATGCAACCCTTGTGAGTTGGCGAGTGCCAGAGAAGAGCGAACCAAGAAAGCCCGCCGATGATTTGTACGGTGAGTTTGCAGTGACTAAGTTGTCCAGCATGTCGTATTTGGCGAAGTAGTCTTCGGCAGTGATGCTGACAGACACGGACGACACGTCCAGCGGGACGCAAGAAAGGCTCGCACAGCAATACCAATCCCCGCAGCACCCGCAGTTCTCTGCGATCTGGCCGTCCTTGACGATCAGCGAGCCGTTTTTTGTGGCGAGTGTCATGTGCAAGCCGTGGTGGAGACCCACGCCAGACCGCCGTTGGCAGCATGCGTGAGCACTTGCTGAGTAGACGCCGAGTAGCCCGTCATGCTGTGCCAATCCCAGCCGACGAGCACCCACTCATCCGCAACATAGGCAATGAAGCAAACGGAGCCAGATAGCGTGGCGATGTAGTTCTTCGCCGTGTACGTCGCACCAGAGACGACGGCATCCGTGACAGTTGTCGTGCTGCCTTTCGTCCACGTCCCTGAGAACGTGCCACGAATCAAGCCAGCCTGCATCCGAATCAGCGCCCAGTTGGAATCCTTCCACAGCACATGAGCGCCAGACGCTTTGCCCAGATCCGCCGCCTTCAGCTGCACCACGCCACCCACAGCCACGCGCCCGACCTTCCCGCTCTCAATCGGCTCCACGGCTACGCACCACGCCGTCGTGGTCGCTGACGGCGTGCCGCCCTGCAAGACGGGCATTTCCTCGAACGACGCCGTAGCACCGCCTGCCGACGACGTAGGCGTGATCTCGACTCCCGTGATCGCCAGTACGCCCCAGCGAGCGACGGTGGTGGACGGCTTGCAGTAGACCCATGTGTACGGCTTCAGCACCGGCGAGCCGGGCACGCCTTCCGTGCCGGGATTGGCACCGAGCACCAGGTCGGCGGCGTCTTGCGCCCGATTCCACGCACGGGCACTGATCGCCCCGCGTAGCGGCTGTCCCTGCTCGATGCGTCCGTCTGGGCGTGGCATCAGGTGTACCCCGTGCCGATGCCTAGCTGCGAGAAGTCAGCGTCCTTGTAGACCTTTGAGACGTAGACTGCCTTGGGTTGCTTCAGGAGCGAACTGCCAGAGACGGCATCTTCGTACCGTACCCATAGGTATTCGTGACCCTTCTTCTCGATGCCGCCGATGCTGCCGATGGTCTGCCCAGTGACGTTCTTTGACGCCACAAAACGATATGACAACGACCACGGCCCGCTACCCTTGTCACTGTCCCACTCTTGCGAACCCGAGCAGCCTACAAACAGAACCTCGCCAGCCTCAAAGCCCCTGAATGCGGCATTGTTCGTCGTGCCAGTGAGCCCAGCCAATCCACGCACGTAGGCGGCAGTGATGTAGGCGTTGGGGACGTCGTACTGCTCCTGCCATTGCAGCTGCGGCGTGATGATGTCGATGCCGTTCACGCCGTTAGCGTCAACGCCGATTGCCCCTGACATATTCGTTGCTGTTGACGGGAACCGCTTCTCAAAGTCCAGCGTGCCGCCAGACCCGACCGAACATGCCTGCGTGACGTGCTGCGTGCCGCCCGTCGTGTCGAAAGACCTCGCACGCTTCAGCGGCTCGGTCTGCGATGAATCTTCTGCGCCAGCCTTCTCATAGCTGATCGTCAGCTGCCAAGCGTTGTCGCCGAGGTACGAAACGCTGTACTGCTCGGCAAGCAGTTGCATGCCTGTGACGCCTGGATACTGCCAGTACGCACCGTTCGCGCTTATCTCTGCGTTGATCGCGGCATGCAGTTCCGTGTCATCGGCAGTGCCGAATATCTTGTATGACTTAGTGTAGGAAGACGCACCCTTCTTGCCCTTGCGGACAATCGTCGCCTGCCTGCTGTCGCCGTCTTCTACCCACACGAGTGCCATTACGCTGCCACCTTTCCGCCACCCTGGCCGACAAGTTCCTTGACACCCTTCGCCGTGTCCTCTGCTGCCTTTGCAGTGCGTTCAGCCAGAGACGAGCCAAAGCCCATGCCGCCGAGATTGACCGACGAGAAGGTGCCGGCGACTTCGGCCTTGCTTGTTGCTGCGTCAGCACCAGCGGCACTGGCACCGGCTGTCGCTGCCTTCTCGCTAGGCGAAGCCGCATCTGCTCCGGTCGTGATTGCAATTTCCTCGGCTGCCTTCTTGGCGGCATCTCGCTCGGCTTGCTTTGCTGTCGTTAGTTCCGCAAGTTTTGCCTCTGCCGCCATCACGCCAGCGCGTCTCTCGTCTGCTAGCTGCTGGCTTGCAACCTGCCTCTCATCCTTTGTGGCCTGTGCGTCTGCTTGAACTGCGTCAACACGGTCCATCCGATCCTGCTCTGCCTGTGCGTTCTCTGCCGCCGCCTTGGCAGTGCGTCCCTCGACGCCTGGACGCTCTTGCCGTCTCTGCTCCGCCCGCGCGGCGTTCGCGTCCTTGATCTTCTGCACTCGCTCCTTCGTATCCTTGGCTCCAGTGATAAAGCCCTTCACCCTCGTCCATGCGATCTGGATGCCAGCCACAAGGTTGTCAAACGTCGCCATCACGCCGTTGGCGATGTTGTCAAAGAAGCCCATGATGAATGCACCCATCGTGTTGAGCAGTGCAGCCGAGTCGGTGTAGATCTTGTCCCACGCGATGTAGATGCCTGAGCCGATGTCGGTGAAAACGTCTTGAAACGCTGCCACCCACGGATCAACGTAGGACATCAACGCTTCAGTGCCACGCAGCCAGCCAGCGACAAGCCCGGCCCAGAGCACGTCCATCGCACCGGACAAGTCACCAGCAGCAACGGCTTCGTAGACGCCGTTGAAGGTGGTCGTGGCAGTCGTGGCGAGGTCGCCCAGGACGACGATGCCGTCAGAGACGGCAGTTGAGAATCCGCCAGCGATGGCACCGCCAGCCTCGGTCACGTAGCCAGCCAGCCCAGAGAACGCGCCGGCGATCTGCGGCCCGAACTGCTTGACGGCGACGCCGACGCCAACGGCAGCAGCAGACAAGAGCAGAAGCGGTGCCAGAGGCGCGAGCCACGCAGCTGCTACCGCAGCGGCAGACGCCACAGAGCCAGCGACAGCCATCGCAGTCGCAGCCAAATATGTGCCGATGCCCGCCACCGCAGAGCCGACGAATGCCGCCACGCCACGAGCAGCCGAGCCAAGCCACGCTGCCGACATCGCAGCGGTTGACGCAATCGTCTTGCCGACAGCACCCGTGAGGTTGGCGGCGTACTGTGCCATCCGCGCTGACGCACCCGTTGCCCACCACACGAAAGACTTGTAGGTGAGCGTCAGCCCGCCGACGATGTCGCCGACGAAGCGAGCCATGCCGGAACCAGACACGGCAAACATTGCACCACGCAGAGCACTCGACGCCATCACGACGCCGTTGAGTCCTCGAATCGTTGCAGAAAAGAATCCAGCGCCAGCAGCGATTCCGCGATTGAATCCCGTGAAGAACACCGGGAACATTGCCGCAGCAGCAGCCGAGGCGGCACCGCTCATCCGCGCAAAGCCTGCGGCACTGGATGCGGCGAAGCCTGCCAACGCCGTAGCGGATGACGCTGCAAAGCCAGCCATCGCACTGCCAGCCGTGGCGGCAAACGATGCAACAGACGCAGACGCCGCCAGCATTGACGAGCCGATTGTGCTTGCCAGCTTGATCGTCGCAGGCATCGCCAGCGCGAAGCTCTTGCCCACGCCAGTGACAGTACCCATGAGCATCGTCAGAGGCGACAAGGCGAACGCTGCCGCCTTGCCGATCCCAGCGAACCCGAACGAAGTCACCTGTAGCGAAATGCCAAGCCCGACCATCGCACCGCCGACCGCGACCGCAGCCACAGCGAACTGTGCAAACGCCGCAACGGCTTCCTTGTTGTCAGTCGCCAGCTTCGTCAGCCCGTCAATGAAGCCAGTGATGAACGGCAACGCACCCGCGAGAGCCGGTGCCACGGCATCCGTAATGGCAATCGCCATGCGCTGCATTGCCGCCAGCACGATGCCGAACGAGCCAACCAGGCCCGACATCACCAGCTTGTACTTCTCGCCCACTGGCAGAGCGGATGCCATCGCGTCTCGCATGCCGTTAAATCCATCCACGCCTTCAGACGCGAGGATCGACGCGGCACGAATGGCATCAGCACCGAAGATGCGGCGGAAGATGTCATCCTTCGCCGTCTGGTCAAGCCCGCCCATTGCCTGCGTGAGCGTGCCGATGATCTCCACCATCGGCTTCATCTGCCCGTCAGCACCACGGAACGAGGCGACAGAAAGCCCGAGTTGGTCAAGAGCACCCACGGCATCGTCAGCCGGTGCCATCAGCCGCATCAGCATCGTCTTGACGCTGGTGCCTGCGTCACTGCCCTTCACGCCGTTATTGGCGAGGATCGCCAGCGTGGCAGACAAGTCCTCAATGCTCTGCCCCGCTAGGCCGGCGACGGCAGACGACATTGAGAACGCTTCCGACATCTGAGCGATTGAGGTGCTCGACGCATCCGCCGCCGAAGACAACGCATTGGCGGCGACGTCCGATGACACCTTGAACACGTTCATGGCGTCCGACATCACCACAGCCGCCTGGGCAACGTCCATTTCGCCGACCTTGGCAAACTCTAGCGCCGTCTTGCCGGCACCGCCAAGCACGGCATCAAGAGACATGCCAGCCTTCAGCAGTTCAAGCATGCCCTGAGCCGCCTCGGTAGGCCCGACGCCGAGAGCCTGCGACATCGCCATAGACGATGCCTTGATCTGGTCGATCTGCGCCGACGTCGCACCCGTGCTCGCCCGAATGTTGAGCAGCGTGGACTCAAACGCTGCACCCTGACGCACGGCAGCGGCAATCGGTGCCGCCATGCCGATGCCAGCTGCCGCCAGCTTGCCGCCACCCGACGCAAGCGAGCGACCCATATTGCCGAGCGACTTATTGACCTTGGTCAGTGCCGAGAAAAACTTCCTTGGATCGGCACCGATCTCAACAAACACGCCACCGGCTCTGACTGCTCCAGCACTCATACGTGTTTCTGCCAGTCTTGCCCGAATAGGCGTTTTAGGTCATCAGGCGTCGCCTGTCTCGGCTTCGGTTTCTTTGCGTACGGATTCAGCTTGCGAGGGTCTGCCTTCGGCGAATTCTTGTCTCGGTTGATGTTGGCTTGCTGTGCGAGGATGTTCGCCGTGTGCCACCAATCGTGCTCTAGGCGGCTGTCACGAGCGGCGAAGAGTTGCCTGACGGTCCACTTGCCTGGGTAGACTCCGAGGATTCCTGCGGCCTCCCAGATGGCGTCCCAGACGCTCCTGCGAGGCTCTCCACCGTCGCCTTCTCCAGGCCCGCCTCCGCTCTGCCGAGCATCTCGTTGGCTACCTCGTCCATCTTGGCGGCCAACAGCCCGATCATCTTGCGGAGGCGCTGGGGGAAAAAATCGACAAGCTCCTGCTCTAGCGCCTTCGTCGCAGCGTCTAGCGAATCGCCACGCAGACCGTCAAGGAAATCCTCTCTCGACAGCCCCTTCGCTTCGATCTGCTTGGTGAGCATTGCGTAGAGGATCTCGCCAATCTTGGCGTACTGGCTTCGCAGCACTTGGAACGTCTGCGAGATGTTCGCAGCGTCCACCATGTCGAACGGCACAGCCTTACGCTCGCCGCTCTCTTCGTCCACAACATCGACCGTGACGTTGTCACGGACACGCAGCGCCGACGCCACCGTCAACGCCACCTGCCACGGCCTGCCTTGGTCATCACGGAACTCACGCATCCCACTACCTCGCCAATCTAGGATCAGTCATCCGGCCTTCAAGCGTGAACGTCGCCACGCCATCAATCGGATCGCTCTCGCTGATGCCTGTCATCACTGCGAGAAATGAAAACCCTGCGGCCCCGCCGTATACAGTGAAAGTCCCGCCCGTGTGCATTTTCTCAAACGCCGTGCCGAGATCCGACACGTTATTGAGTTCGACGCTCACGGCGCAGTCGTATCCAGTGCTGTAGGTCGCTGCGTACCGACTGCCGTACGGGTTGACGTCGATCGTGCGTGCCGACTCCGTCAGCGTCACGTTGCGAGCGCTGGCGATGTAGCCGCCATCAAGCATGATGGAACAGTCTTTCCCCAGCGTGATCGCCACTAGAACTCCTTGGCGGTCACGTTGTAGGTGACGGCGCCGTCAACGCCAATGTTCTCCGACACGCTCATGATCGAAAACGAGCCAGAGGTGCCGGCAGCAGTCAGCGAGGTGATGAGCCCGTCAGGGTCGTGGCACTCAATTTCCCACGTCTTCGTCACGAAGCCGGCACGACTAACCCTGCGGCCAGGAGCACCGGCAGAGCCGCCGACGTTGGAGCGGTTTGAGATGTCAATCGTCTCGCACTCCTCGGTGAAGCTCGCCGAGATGATGCCTTCGCCAAACGGAGGAGCGGACGCTGCGTCTTTTCCGAGAGAAATTGCCATTGGTTCGTTTTCCTGTGAGAGTGATTAGGCGCTGACGGTACGCGAGCCGCTGACGGTGAAAGTGATAATGCCGTCGAGCGGCTGGCTCTGGGCAATGTTGGTGCAGATGTACGTGGCGTTGCCGGTCTGCGTGCCGCTGATGGTGAACGTGCCGCCGATGCTGACGCCTGGAGCGTCCACACACTCAAGCTCAATCGTCTGCTCGATGAGAGCCTTGCGGAACTTGCGGGACGTGTCGCCGAACTTGGTGACGTCAACGTCTGACGCCGAGTTGGTGACGGTGCATGACCGAGCGTTCGCGACGCCCGTGATAGTCACGTCTTTGCCGAGCGTGATTTCAACTGAGCCAATTGGCATGTGGTGCCCTCTCGTGTGCGAGTGCCAGCGGTGCGGCTGGTTCGCCCACGGTATGGGCAGGCAGGCGGAATTTAGACCGGGTATGCCGTGGCTAGTTTCTCGCCAGCATGTTCCGCCACTTCTCGTTAGCCTTGGCAACGGCGGCGTCTACACGCTTCGATCCTGCCATGAACGGGCGGGCCGGATAGCGAGCCATGCGGGTGATCGACGTGCGTTCCCAGTTGCGGCTGTTCTTGAATCGCCCAGCCTTGTCGATCTGCCAGATGAGAGCACCGTATTCGTACTGGTTCGCTTGCGGCAGCGACGAAGTGTATCGCCCTCGCTCGTCACGCCCTTGGCGTCCGTTGCCGCGCTTCCGCAGGTACGCATTGCGTGCCGCTCCGACGCCGATACGCCATGCCGTCTGTTTCACGGTGCCGCCCATCTGGTGCAGCTGTGCCAGCCAGGGCTTCGTCTTGTACGTCCCGATCACGGCAGTGACACGGGCCGGATCGTAGAAGTCCATGATGTCGTAATAGAACCACCGCCTTGGCGACCACGACTTGACAGGCTTCCCTGCTGCCCTTGGCTCACCGGAAGAGTATCCAGTGATGTCGAGGTACAGACCGCCGACAAACTCAATCGGCTTGCCCCGCCCCATCCGCTTCCGTGCCGCCGCCGATGTCTTTGGTGGGCTTTGACCGATGCCCTTCTGGGCGGCCTGTTTGATGTCGTGCCCGAGGTTTGACAACACCTTGGCATTCATCTTGCCGATCATCTTCGCCACCTTCGGGCGATCAAAGAAGTTGCCCCTGATCGACGCCCGCAGCCGGAGCCGCCCGAGCGTGTCCGCAGACATCTCCCGGCGATTGCCGCCGATCATGCCGGGACGGATAAACGCCCGGCTCATGCCAGAAAGAATCGACGGCATAGCAGCCTCCTAGACGGTCGGCGTCGGCAGCACGTTTGTCTCGAACACCCGATAAGTCGCCGTGATCACCGCACGCCAGACGTTCCGCTCTGTCAGTGCGTCGTCAGGGTTCAGGTCGATTCCCACCGCCTGCGGGCTCGTGACGCCAGCCGGCCACGTGACGCCAGCGCCAAACGAATGGGCACGCACCTGGAGCATGACGCTGTCGGCCAGGTCGAGCATTCCATCAACATCTGCATCAGTGCTCACATGCCGCCCGACGAACACAGACACCGTGTAGTCCACCTGCATCATCTGGCGACTGATTCGCGTCACGTCTGCGCTGCCAGGAATGACGAACACGCGAGGCGACGCCATCGCATCGACGTCAACATTGGCCCAGTTCTTACGCTCCACGACCGTGGACGTGATGCCCCACGTCACGGACTGCAAGCCAGTGGCGAGGCTGTCGGCGAGTGCTCGAAGTGTGCTGCTCATGTATCACCCAAAAGCGTTGACAATCGCCCGACCAATCACCCACCGCATCGCTGCCTGCCCCGCGCGAGCCGAGAGCAGCAGCGCGGACGCTGCGGCTGTGAGGATCGCGGCGAGGTAGATGGAGTCACGCACCGGGAACCTCCACCCACGCCAGCGTAGTCTCGTCCCAATAGTGTCTGCCTTCCGGCTGCGGCGTCGGTGCCTGCCAATCGTGGTTCTCGTCGAGCGACCACGACGGAAACGGCTGCGGTGATACAAACACATCAGCCGACGAGTCGTAGGTAAAGCCGATGCCAGCGAATCGCCTGCGGATGCTGTTGTTGTAGCTCGTCTGCACCCAGCGACCACCAAGCAAAGACTGACAAAACGCGATCCCCTTGGACTCGCTTTCGACGCCGTTGTCGAGCAGTTCCGCGTTGGCGACAACGATCACCTGTGTCACCACGTTTTCGTCGTTGAGTTGTGCGAAGTGTGCCATCAGAACGTGATGCTCCCGGTGCCAGTGAACGTGTACCAGTTGTAACCGCCTGCCTGCGTCACGGTTGGCGAGCCGGTGGTTGCCGATGCGGCAACTGTAGTGCGGATGATCACTACGCCAGAGCCACCGGCACCGGAAGGTGCAGCCCAAGAGGCGCTGTCGCTCGCGCCGCCACCACCGCCGCCAGTGTTCGTCGCGCCAGCGTCACCGGCATACGAACCAGCGCCGCCGCCGCCGGAACCACCGGAGGCAGAGCCGGGGTGTATTCCGCCGCCTCCGCCGCCCGCATAGGTAACGCCGTTGAGCCACGATTGACCGTTGCCGCCGCTGCCAGCAGCCACGTTGGTGCCGTTACCTCCCACAGAGCCAGCACCGCCGCCACCGCCGCCGGGGGCGTCTGTGCATGTGCCACCTGCGTTGCCTTGCCCAGCCGTGCCGGTCCCCGGCGACTGCTTGGGGTAGCCTCCACCCACACCGCCGCCCGAGCCGCCGTTGCCGCCAGCATTCGGCCCGCCGTTGGCAGCGTTGCCGCCACCGTATCCGCCGCCAACCGCCGTCAGCGACGATCCAAGAGAGGAGTTGGAGCCTTGGCTCCCCGGCACCCAATTGCCGGTGACGCCAGACGCTCCAGCACCGACAGTGACCACGTTGGTAGAGCCAACATCTAGCGTTGCTGTGCCGGTCAGCATTCCACCAGCGCCGCCGCCGCCACCATAGGTTTTGCCGCCGCTGCCACCGCCAGCGACAACAAGGTAAGCGACTGACACCCCGCTGCTTGGCGTAGCCGCGCTGCTCGCCGCCGAATACGCCCCCGTGCCGACGCCATTCACCGCTGCCACGCGAAACGTGTAGTCCGTGCCGTTTTGAAGCCCCGTCACCGTCGCGCTCGTTGCGGTCGAGACAGATCGCGTGAAGGTTGTCCACGATCCGCCGCTTGGCTGATATTGCACCGTGTAATCTACGATTGGTGTCTGAGAAAGAACGCCCGTAGGCGCAGTCCACGCCACCACCACCTGCGCATTGCCAGCCGTCGCCGTCACGCTTGTCGGCGCAGGCGGCAAAAACAAATCCCAGCGAGCATCAGAGCCGCCGCCGGAAGCTGGCGTCAGTTCCCACACCGAGCCGCCAGCGTATGTGTAGCTTCTTCCGTTTTGCGTGGAGGTCTGGCCCACGGTGGGCGATGATGGAAATGAGAATGGCATGGTGTTAGTTCCCTAGTTCGATGTAAACGCCAGACGAATCCCAGCGAAACACGCGAGAGGCATCACGACTTACATAC